AGAAAGTTTCCCAATACATAGATGTCATGACAAGGATTAATGGGCAGCCTCCACAACCCTCCGACATAGAAAAGTTCATGGAATCAATTCAATCCGATGTCGCAGGGATGGTTCAGCAGGAGGCAAAAGACCGAGCGGAAAAGATGGAGCGCCTTATTGACGATCAGCTTAAAGAGGGCGGATTCAACAATGCCTTGAGATCGTTCATAGCCGATTTATGCGTTTTCCCAACCGCCTGCATAAAGGGCCCCATCTTCAGGCGTCGCCCAAAATTGACATGGGAAAAACAGATCATACTTCAAGATACGACTGACGATCAGGGCAATGTCGTTCAGCTTCAAACGGAAAAATGGATCCCGAAGAAAGAGAATGTTATCGTTATTGAATTTGCCAGAGTTTCTCCACATAGTCTCTATCCTTCGCCAAAGGCCTCCAATCCACAAGAGGGATATATATTTGAGCGCATGAGGATTGGTAGAAAGGAATTGGCCTCCATGAAGGGAGTTAAAGGGTATAACGACAAGGAAATTGATGCTATCCTAGATGAGATGAGCGTCGGACGGGTTGGAGATTGGACTGCACAGATAAACACGTTCGTCGTTGACGATACCGGTCGAGATACGGACATCGCCCATATCGAGGAAAGGCGGCCAGAATATACTGCCTCCGGCTCCTCCGACGACATAGTTGACGCCCTGGAGTTTTGGGGCAGCGTGCAGGGCAGCTTGCTACTCGAATGGGGAATGGATAAAAACAAAATTCCAGATCCCAAGCAAGAATACGAAATCTGGGCGATTCTTATAGGAAACCATGTCATAAAGGCAGAATTGAACATTGATCCCCTATGTAGCAGGCCATATCACATTTGCAGCTTCGAGAAAATTACCGATGCGTTTTGGGGGATGGGCATAGCCCAAAAGATGAAATGCACACAGGAATCAATAAACGCCGCCCGCCGGCATTTGCTAAACAATCTGGCCATAAGTTCAGGCCCGCAGGTTTCCGTAAATACGGAACTGGTAGCTGCTGGAGAAGACATTACGAGCATACGCCCGTGGAAGATTTGGCAGTATGCCGACAGACAGGGAGGCCGCAGGGCTTTTGATTTTTGGCAGCCCAACTCGAATGCTGCCGAATTGACGAACTTGTTTCAGCACTTCAAGAACGAAGCCGACGACGATACATCCATACCGAGATTCGAGTATGGCAATGCCAATGTCGGCGGAGCAGGGCAAACCGCCAGGGGGCTCTCAATGCTGATAGCGGCGTCGTCCCGATCAATGAAAGCTGTAATAGCAAACATAGATGAGGATATAATAAAGCCGATAATCCAGAAACTATTCAACTACAACATGATAATGTCAGATGACGAAAGCATCAAGGGCGATGCCCTCATAATAACAAAAGGCGCCGTCGCCTTGGCGAAGAAAGAGGAAAGCCAAGTTCTGCTGGATGATTTCGTGCGAAATGTCCTCGGAAGCGAAATGCTTGTAGATGTCATAGGAAGAAAACGCATGTTAAAGATGTTACGAGAGATAGGAAAGAAATTAAACCTTCCGCTAAATTCGGTTATTCCGTCCGATGCGGAATTGGATTTGGAAGAAAGAGAGCAGGAGATAAGGCAAAATGAAAGCCTGATGGGGAAAAGAATGCAGTTGGCGCAACAGGTCCAGGCGGGACAGATTCCACCGGATCAAGCATTCACGGTTTTGCTAGAGGGCTTGCAAAATCAAAACCAAGGTGTAGCATAGTAGCAATAAGGCATTGTGCTTGGCCTCATGACGAGGGCACAGGCAGGCATTTTGCTAATGCCTAGCAAATAGAAGGGAGGGCCCAAAAATGGCTTTCTTCGAGTATCTACCTTTCGGGGTGGGAAAGTGCAGGGAGTTGAGTGCGAAGGTTCTGAAGATCGGCGGGGATCCGATGAATGGAACGGCCTCGACTGAAATCACGGCGACTGGAACTGAAATTAACACGCTGGCCAGTGGCACGGCTGCCAAGAAGCTGTCGGTGACAGTTGCCAGGGCGGCATTCACGGACGGCGGCGGAACGAGCGGGACATACACGTTCGCTTCGCAGATTCCGGTGAACGCCACTGTCGTGAATGCGGCGGTCAAGGCGATTACCGGTTTCACCGGCGACACGAGTGCGGTTCTAACCATCGGCGATGGAACTGACGTGGACCGCTACAACACCGGGACGGTCAACGTTTTCGCCACGGCGGCAAATGGTGCGTCGTGCGGGGATCCGTCGGGCGTGAAGTATCACGATACGGCAAAGGCTCCGGTCCTGACAGTCACAAGCGCAACGGACTTTACGCTTGTTACGGCGGGTTCGGTAACGGTTGAGATATTCTATCTCCCGTAATCGCCAGGAGGGATTTGGCCGTTGCCGGTTGTTGCATTTGTCCGTGCATCTCGGCGAATGTTTTGTCCGGCAACGGCCTTTTGAAAATGATAAAACCAGATGAAAAAACAGAAAAAGCCATAGTCGGGCTGATAGCAAACCCCGATTTTGCGGTTTTTGTTGATACATTGAAAAAGACCTTGGATCAGTTGAGGGAGGATTCGGACGTGCTTGCCGAGACTGCGGACATATTTAGGAATCAGGGAGCGAGGAATCAGCTCGTAGCAATCTTGAAAAGGATAGAGGAATGCAAGAAGCGATAAAAGTTGAAAGTTCCAACATTGAGATGAAAACACCCCTGGACGGGGCTTTCATCGAAAGGTTGAAATTCATATTTGGAATACCATATCTTGAAGATATGGCTCCAATAAAAAACAAACCCAGAACGTGCGAAGACCGTAAAGCCGGCTCGCAAAGGAGATGACAAGATGCCATTGCCAAAGCAGTTGCAGAGACAAGCGGACGAAGCGGATGCCAAGCTGAAGGAACTGGAGGATGCGCAGACCCGGGATGCTCTGGCCTCGCCAATAGCACCCCCCGAATCGGCGCCCCAAGACCAACCGCCCCCCTCCGTAGAGCCCGTCCCTGCTGCGCCTATCCCGGCGCAAGACGGAGACATCGCGAAGAGGCTGGAGGACTTGAATCACAAATACAGTGTTTTGAGCGGGAAATACAATGCGGAGGTCAAGCCCGTAAACGAGTTGAAAAAACGAATTGAGGAACTTGAACTCATCGTGGATTTCCAAAAGAAACAACTGGATCAGATTCCAGAGGCGCCCGCACCGCAGGCCGACCCAGGTCAAATACAACTGAATCTCTCCGAGGAGGATAAGGAGAAATATGGCGAAGAATATCTTGCTACGGTAGGAAAGATAGGAGCCCAGGCTGCGCAGGAAGTCATCAAGAAGCAGGTGGAAGCCAAACTCAAGCACCTTGAAGAAGTTGCTAGGAAGACGGAGTTCGACCGGTTTGTTGATGATGTATGCAGGCATGTTCCGGATTTCAAGGATGTTGACAAAAGCGATGAGTTCAATGCGTGGCTGCAAAAAACGCAAGATGGATTTTCTGGAAGCTCATTGATGGACAGCATTGTTCGCGCCGGACAAAGGCGCGATGTTGCCACAGTCGTCAAGATCGTCCAAGAGTTCAAGCGTCTGAAGGGCGGCGGCCAGCAGGCTCTAACAGGCACGCTGTCTCGGCCCGACATAGAGGCCAGCATTGCGCCGATTGCCTCGTCAAGCTCTCCCGTTTCCGGAAACACAAAGCCTAGATACACTTTGGCGCAGTTCAGGAAAACCTATGATGCAATCGCCAAAGGCGGGCTATACAGCCCGGCACAGGCGAGGCAGATAATGGCGGAATTAGATTTGGCTTTGGCAGAAGGCAGGGTGCAGGGATGATTTTCGTCCGCCCACCCGATGGCTGCCATAGCTGCAAAAACCAAACAATAAAGAGGTAAAAAAATGGGATTCCCACTTGCAGTTGGACAGCCCTCGTTTTCCGGGATATACATTCCGGAGATATGGGCGTCGAAGATGCTTGTCAAATTCTATGCGGCCACCGGCCTCACGGAAATTGCCAACACCGAATACGAGGGAGAAATCAAGCAGCGCGGAGACACCGTGCATATTTCCACCCTTCCCGACATGCAGATCAAGGACTACACCGTAGGAATGGAACTCGAAACGGACAAGCCTACCCCCACGGTTGTTGACCTGCTTATCAACAAAGGAAAGTATTTCCAGTTCGCTTCCAATCCCGTCATGGTGAAGCAGGCGAGCGTGGAATACATCAACAAATGGGCCGAAGACGCAGCCCGCCAGATGAAGATTGCCATAGAAAGAGCCGTTCTTGCGGACGTCTATGCCGATGCGAGCGCCTACAATAAGGGCGCGACGGCAGGCAAAATCTCTGCGGACGTCAATCTCGGGACCGCCGGCTCCCCCTTCGCTCTCACGAAGGACAACGTGCTGGACAAGCTCTTTGAAATCAATCAGGTGCTGGACGAGCAGGATGTGCCTGCGGAAAACCGCTGGATATACATGCCGGCATGGGCCTGCACGCTGATGAAGGGCTCGGATCTCAAGAACGCCTCCATAACTGGTGATTCGGAATCCCTCATAAGGAAGGGGGTCATCGGAATGGTGGACAAGCTGATGATCATTCAGAGCAACCTGCTTGCTACCGGAACAGACGGCGGCAACAAGGTTACGAATGCCATCGCCGGGCACAAGTCCGCACTCGCGTTTGCGACGCAGCTCACCGAAAATCAGGTGATAGACAACCCGAAAGACTTTGGCAAGCTCCACAGGGGGCTCCAGGTCTATGGTTACAAAGTCGTCAAACCCGAAGCGATGGTTCACTTCTACATCCGCAAGGGCTAATCACAACAAAGGAGAAATGAAAAATGGCAACGTATGATCTGACTGTTGGCGGCTCGAACTCCGCCCACTTTGCCGATGCCGGTCGTGAAGTCATCGCCAAGAAGGCGATAGACTGCACTTCGCAGGCTATCGCTTTGGGCGAAACCGCGAAACTCATGCTGATCCCTGCTGGCTACAAGGTCAAGAGGGTGGAAATCCTCGTTACCGCCGTTGAAGCGGCGGCTGACACCTTCGATCTCGGGGACAGTGCGAGCGCAACGACATACATGAGCAATGCGGATTCCTCTTCCGCCGTTGGAACGGTTCTCACCGGCAACGGCGCGGCAGGAACAACTCTGAATGCGTGGGTAGAGAAATACTACTCTGCGGCTGACTACATCGAGCTAAAGGCCGATGCGGATCTGTCTGCGTTCAAGGGCGTTCTCATCGTAACGATGGCGAAATACAGCGTCTAAACGAAACAACCCTTTTCCGGCTGCGGGCGCAATCCCGCAGCCGGGGAAGATTTCAAGCTAAAACAAAATAGGAGATGCAAATGGAAAGACGATTGCAGAAAAAGGACGACGGGACGGTCTATCTATGGACGGAAACGCTTTCGAGGCGCGGAGACATGATGGAGATAGATGCGGATGGCAAGCCGCTGCCTGTCTCGGCGCTGATGGAACAGAAGGCCGCGCCACAGGTGATCGTAACGCCGAAAGGAGAAACCATCGAACTCCCGCCTATTGACAAGGGAACTATTGGTGCAGACAAAACGGTAGTTGATTCCGATGGAGACGTGGTGGGATTTGTTTCTCCACCCAAGGAAGTTGCGGCAGAAAACAAAAAGGATATCGTTGATTCGGAGCCGCCGGCCAAAAAAAAAAGAGGCAGGAAGAAAAAACAATCGTCTATCCCGGAGCGGAAAAATACATAGCAAGAGAAGACGGGTTCCCGGTTTTTGACCGGCGGAGATCGAAGAAGAATCTCTCGAAATTGCTGGAACGATGGTTCGGTGTATATTTGGATCCGGAAGTGGCTTCGCAAAAAGATCTAATTGCGACTTGGAACAGGCTTAAAGCGGAGAAGATAAATGCTGACAGCAGTAATAACGCAGGCTAGGAAAATCCTGCATGACGAGGCGTCCGTATATCGCTGGTCTGACGCCGATCTCGTCGCATGGGTGAATGAAGGGCACCGGGAGATGCTGGACAAGCGGCCTGATCTATTCCTTTCTGCCGCACTGGCAATCCAGTCGTTCACAGACATCCCGGCGACCGGGAACTATACATATGCCCAAACTGGAAGCCCGGTGACAGCGCAGACAGGCAGCCATCACTTGATAGCAGGATGGAACAGGCAGACTTATCCCACGCTGTTCTTTCATTCTTTCGCAGGTGGAATATCCAGGGCATATATCTCCGATGCAAACAGGACAACCGGCATCGCGGCTGGCGACGACACTGCCGCCGTATTCAAATTCACCGATACTTCAACCGGTATAGTTTCCATAACGGCGGTAAACACGTCGGGATTTTCGGGACAGATTGGGGTGGTGGTCATCCCAACGGCAGCGGATGACTGGCAGATAGCCGCAACTGAACAGGAGATGATTTTCGGGATCAACTACGATAAATCATTTGTCCACTTCGTATGCCACAAGGCTTTCGAGATGGATTCGGAGGACACGGCGAATGCAGGCCGGTCTGCGTATCATTATACGAGATTCTTAAATCAGTTATATGGAGATCGCTGATGAATCTATACACGGATTTATACCCATACATCATCCCGGACATTCCTGCTTGTCCGCAACAGATTATCCTGCAAGCATTGAAATTGTCGGGGTATGATTTCTGCCATGAGACAGAAACCCTTACCGAAGACATCGTGATGAGCATAGTGGCATCGCAGCAGACATACATCCCGACAATAACAACTTCCGGGTGCCAGTTCTTGCGGACTTTCCATATCAAGCTAAAGACAGATGCAACGCAAGATTTCGACCAAATAAATGCCGAGGATCCTGAAAGATACGAAATGCTGACCGACACGACGATAAGATTTTTCAAGTCCTACATCCCGGCATATTCCTTGGCCTCCGGAATGCAGATCCGGCTGGTCTTGGTTCCGATCCCGACAGCAACGCAACTCCCGACATGGTATATGAATCGCTGGTATCAAGGGATCGTTGCTCTAGCAAAAACGAGGCTTTACTTCCAGCCGAAGAAGCCTTGGACCAATTTCGACCTGGCGCAGCTTTTCCAATCTCAATATCTAAAATTCAAGGGGGATGCAATAAGAGAAAGGTATGCTGGCTTCAAGAGAGGGGATATCGGAGCGATACAATACGCCGGCCCTTCCGGATCTTTTTGAAAAAATAGCAAAAGTGGCTTGACTTGCTACTTTTGTTTGCTATATTTGCTATTAAAACATGATGATTGCGCCGGTAGATACGGTGTTCTCTGAAGAAGTTGAATAAACAGAAGGAGGAACGACAATGGCTATTGCAAGCACAACTCAAACCACCCATCCCTCAATTCCCTCTGGCGCTTGGACAAAAGTTACGGCGATAGAGGGATCTCGCAGGAAAAGACTTATCCTGCTAAACGAAGACCCGACGAACACCTTTCGCTTCGAGATATGCAACTCAACTGTTGCTGCGACACTAGGGGCAACTTCCGGGCTACCTCTAGCCCCCGCAACTGGAGGCGTCGGGACGGGCGGTCTTTACGAAGAGGACTACGACAATCTCACGACGGAACACGCATATGTATATCAGGCGTCCGGCGGAGCATTGACCACTTTGGCTGTAAAAGAGGGGGTGTAAAATGTCTTATTATCCTGCCGGCGGTTCTTTTTCTGGTGGAGGTTCTAGCTCCGGAGCCCTGAATTACAAAGGCGTATGGAATGCGAATACAAACAGTCCTACGTTGGCGTCAGGCGTTGGCACAAAAGGAAACTACTATGTTGTTGGAGTAGCTGGAACGACTACTATAGACGGCATTTCCGATTGGGAAATCGGGGATTGGATAATCTTTAACGGAACGGCGTGGGAAAAAGCAGACCACACAGACCAAGTTTCAAGCGTTTTCACTCGCAAGGGGGCTGTAGTAGCACAGGCCAACGACTACACTTGGGCGCAGATAGACAAGACCGCTTCAAGCCTTGCCGACATAACAACGCGAAACTATTCCGATCTTCAAGGCATCCCTTCAGAGTTCACGCCTTCGGCGCACGTTCATAGCGGAGCGGATATCACATCAGGAAATCTTGATATAGCCAGAATGCCCACAGGTGGAACATGGACGCTTTCCAGTGATTTGACCTTATCTGGGGCACAAGCAATTAAGTGGGCTGGCGGATATGGAGTTCTGCGTCCAGTTTCCGCTAATGAAAACTATCTATGGGGATCGGAAGTTTCAGCTGATCTTGGGACAAATACAATCTGCATAGGTCGCAGGGCTGGGTATTCTCGCAGTGGAGGGAATTACAATGTAGTCGTCGGAGACAGTGCTGGCTACTCGATGACAAGTTCTGCGCAATCAACTCTTGTCGGGGCATTTGCAGGATATAATCTTACGACTGCCAGAGGAGTTGCGTTTGGCTATCAGGCGCTACGCTATATGATCGGAGACGACAATATGGGCATCGGCACGATGGCCTGCATGGGATCTACGACACCAGCTAACAACACTGGGCAGGGGAATTTTGGGCTTGGATTAAGCACGCTGGAAAATCTGACCAGCGGGAACTATAATCTTGGCATTCATACAAATGCCTTCCGTAATCGTTCAACTGGATCGTCTGGCGTGGCAATAGGCTTCAATGCTGGCTATGATTCAAATGGCGACAATGTTCTCTTTATAGGTAATTATGCCGGACGCTATGAGACTGGCAACTATAAGATGATCTTTGATGTGTTCGACAGGTCAACGGAAGCGGGGCAGAGGAACAGTGCACCAATATATGGAGAACTCAATACAACCGTTGCGTCTCAGTATTTGATGTTTAACGCAAATGTCGTCCTGAACAACGGATATAATGATTGTGATTTGACAATCAACAAATTGACATCTGGAACTGCCGCATATTATAACTGTGGCACGGATGATCTGTATATCGGATCGAAAACCTATAGTTATATAGGAACCACCGCCCCGACATTCAACTCTGCGATAGACGGGGACAACCTGTCAATGCTCCACGAGGGCGGCAACACCATCATGGGATTCGAGCGCAACTACAGCTCGTCAGGCCAGTTGGACTGCATAAGGATGGGGCGTTCGCTAGGCACTAATGCTTCCAAATCAGCAGTGCTGGCTGATAGGTGGCTCGGAGGAATAAGCTGGTATGGCTATCGCACCACGGCAACTTCAAACTACTCACAGGCATTTACAGTAGATGTGATATCCAGAGAAAACTTTACCTCCACCGCCACTAAATCAGACATGGTGTTCTACGCCTACCCAGACGGTTCTACTGCTACAGAGGCAATGCGGGTTGGTTATGATTCTGCTGGCACTGTCCGTGTATACACGCCATATGTCATGTCGGCTGATAGCGATACGTTTGTCAAATTGCACAATGACTATCTTGATCTTCAGGGCAATGCAAATCATGCTATGAGGATAAATTCAACCGGCACTGAAGTCAATCCAGATGCTTCAGCGGTCGCTGGCAGCTGGTTGCCTTTTGGAGTATGGTCGTATGAAACTGTTTCAGCCGCCGCATATAAGGCGATTGAACTTGCTTCCGACAATACGTTGTCATTGAGGGCGGACGGGACAAGTGGATTGCTTGTCCAGATACATCAGGGAACGGGTGGGGCTTGGAAGCCTGCCATGAAGGTCTTGAAAGCTGGAACGGCTACGCCGAATTTCATTGATACGCTAATGCACAGAACTCATATTCTCAGCGATACGGATTTAAGCACCACGTCTGCATATCGAAACTCGAACATGGACGGGAATGGGACTGGCGACTATCTGGAGACAAACTCCATACTGACTGCCATAGCAAATCAGTCTGCGAATGGCTCGGTCGTAGCTATTTGTTCAAATCGAGATGATTCGGCTGAATCAGTATCGTTTGGCTTGCTATTAGGTAAGCAGAATGGAGGATCATATTGGAATAACAGCTTCGGACAGATGTCAGACGGGCAAAAGCTATTAGGCATAGGCTTCGAGGGGCTGTCCCTAAATGGCATCCACAGGACATATGGTTGCGTTTCTGCGGCGATACAGCCTGTCATAGATGGGACTGTCAGTAGTGGTGTTCTTCCTGCCCGACTCAACTTTATGACCTCGGAGACTAGACGATCTGGTCTTGCTACAAGGCTTTCCATAAGGGCTAATGGCAATATCGAAATCAACAAGAATCTTACTGTAGGTTCTGGCGAGGCTGGAGTTGACTATACTCTCACCTTCAATGGTGAGGATAACGATGGCATCCTCACTTGGAAGGAAGACGAAAATAGATTCAACTTCAACAAGATGATTGAATGCGCTGAAGACCTTGTGATTGCCAGCACAAAGGCATTCTACCTCGGCGATGAAGCCACCGATGGCACATGGAGAATCATAAGAAGTGGAAACAACCTAGTGATAGAGCGTAGGGAATCCGGTTCATATGTTACAAAATCCACAATATCAGCATAACAACATAGGAGAATAAAAAATGAAGATTTTCAAGAAGGACATCATCACAAGGCAGGGCGTTGATTCAGCTAACCAAGCGGTTGTGGCGATAAACGTCACACTGTATCTGGATGGACAGAATCCAAACGTTGCATTTGAACAGCCTGCAACGTTGGAAATTGCTCTATACAAGGACAAGGCGGCAATCGTGGCGCAGAAATCAAGGCTGGAGACGCAGACCTATAAGATTGCCGATGTCAGCCAGCTTTCGAGCTATCCTGCTCTGGTCCAGGAGCTAATCACGCTGATGACTACGGATCCAGCCAGCCCGGAAAATGGTGCTACAATCGAAGACACACAACCGTAAACAAGGAGAACGGCAATGAGAGGAAGAGGTGCATGCGGTGGGAAGAGAAGGCTCGATGGAAGTGGAAGAGGCATGGGCAATCGTGGGACTGCGAGGCAACCGAAGAAACGCAGGTGATTTGATCCTAGATACAACAAGTTCCTCAAAATAAATAAAACAAATGCAGGAGATGAAAATGCACAAGAAAATGAAGCGTGGGGAAGTGGTCGGGCTCTAAAATGGAATCGAATTGCTAAAAGGGCTGGAGGGCGTAAAGCTGGCATATGCCGTGGCAAAGACGGCGCTGAAGCTGGAGTGCGAGATAAAGGCGCTTCAGCAGGCATTAAAGCCAGAACAGAGGTTCTTGGATTTTGAAGCCGAAAGAATTGACCTTTGCCGAAAGCACAGTATAAAGAATGTGGCCGGAAAACCGATTATGGACGGCCGCGAGTTTGCAGGCTTGACCGGGAATATGCAGTTCGAGGAAGCCCTTAAAGGTTTGAAGAAAATCCATTTTGAGGCCATCGAAGAGAGAGAGAGACAGTTGAAAGAATATCAGTCCATGTTGGACGAAGAAATAGAGATCTACGTCCATACAATCAAGATGTGCGACGTGCCAGAAAAAGTAACCGTAGAGCAGATGCTAGTGCTTGAAAAATTTATCGAGGAGTAGCATGAAACCAATATTCGTGGCCATTTTCTTCTTGTTGATCGTGTTCTTTACGGGATGCTCTACGACAAACACTGTAACGACATACGATTCCGCAGGGAACATCGTCAAGATCGAAGAAGTGGAGACGGGCGCGATAGACAAGCTGATTGAAAGCGTTAAAGACAAATCGCTTGTGATTTGGAAGTCCGGATGGGCGGCCTATGTGGCCGCCTCTCCTGCCACTACACAGGATCCGACGCCTACCGTGAAGATGTTTGCTGGGAAGATAGATGAAGGCTATATCAGCGTCCACAAGGACGCAGAGGATATAGATTGGGATGGTGTAGCAAAAGCCATCTCGGCGACGAACAAATCATTAAACATCTCCGTGGCGGGGATAAAGGAAGAATGACATGGAAGACATGATCCTCAAGTATCTGGCGGACAAACTCCCAATAATGGGGGCTTTTGCGTTTATAGCATACTACATGATAAAATCGCAACTTGCACAACTTCGGCGCGACATTGAGGAGATAGAGAAGAAGCGGGTCGCCTGCGAAACGTCTTGTAGGACTAAAATCGAATCCTACAATACCGATATGAGGCACCTTGAAGCATCCATGACGAAAGGATTCGAGGAAGTCAAAATAGCAATAGCAGAGATAAAAACCGAGTTGAAACTGAAAAAAGAAACAGACTGATGAATGAAGCCTTGCATACAAAAATATTTAGGTTTGGAAATGTGCCAGGACGCACAGGAGCTTCTACATAATGACCTTCCGGCTTTTGCAAGATGCTGCAACGGGGTGGGGTCAACCATAGGCTGGATTGGCTGGCTGACCTACCATTTCATTCCGGACACAATTTGGGGGGCTGATTTTACGAGTGTATCTGACATCCATGATGTGGAATATTGTTATCCAAAACGATTCACGAACATAGACAAGGCTCTCCAACATAAGAAAGAATCAGACAAAAGACTTTTGCGAAATGGAATCCGCTTGATGTATTCTGCTACACTTCCATGCTCGATACATTATTCCAATAAAGAGATGAAAGAGCTTTCCACTTTCCTTGACGCCCCGGAGCGCCTATTGCTGGCGGCCCGGCTACATCGTGTCCGGGCATATTATTTCATAGTTGACAGGGTGGGCTCCGAGAGTTTTTTGAAGGGCAAAACCTTTTTCGCCGATGGCAGGGGTGCAATATGAATATTGCGGTGAAGCATCAGCATTTCCGGGGCATCATTCCGAAGGTTTCGCCGAAGCTGATCGGGAACGACAACTCCCAAATCGCCAACAATTTGACATTGGAAAACGGCAAAATCGTCCCCCTTCGCAATCACACATTGGAGGCCGCACTGCCGGATGCTTTGAGGAAAAACATATATAGGTATTATTTCGACTACAAAACACTTACGTGCGGATCGTCTGGATCTTTGGTTACAATGCAGTCGGCGACGGACGGAAGTTTTTCCATAACGCTAGGTGGAACGGAATATCAGATATCGGGGTTGAACTTCGCCGGGATGACGATGGATCAGATGGCGACGGCTATGCAGGTTGCCATAAGGGCGGCCTCTGGGCATTATGAAGTGGTTTCGTATAATGCGACTTTGGGGAAGTTCATATTTTCTACGCCGCAGGCTTCAATAGGCTATCTATCTCTTGGATATGGTTCAATATCGAGAACGTCTGGAACCGCCATAGGAGACATGACAGCCTATGGTGGACTTGCGGCCGCATTTGACGGTGTTACCAGCCAAGCGACTGGAGCGGGAGCAGCCATCACAGGCGCAACCGTTGGATATATAGGCAAGGATTGGGGGGCGGGGAACGCCAGGACGATATCATCGGTGCTGATATATTCATCGAACAATTCCGGCTTTCATGGAGCCTTGGACACTGTTACTCTAACGCTTCAGGGCTCTACCGACAATTTCTCCTCCTCAATCGTTACGTTGGGCAGCCTGCCGGTGTTCACCAATACCTATACGGCCTTAACGAAGACAATCACGGCAACGGTGTTGACAACCGCATATCGGTATCATCGCGTCAAAATAGAGAGGGGAGGTGGGGCTGGCGAAATATATTGTGCGGAGCTTCAGTTTACAGGCACCGGCATCCATGATTTATCCTCCTCCACTTACTTAAATGGACGGACTGGCGGGACTGCAACGATAGGAGAGACGGAAAGTAGCGAATGGCTTTCATGGACAGAAACAGATATAGACGTGGCGAAATCTCCAGTTGCCGCCGATGTTTACCATCGAATATATTGGACTGGTGAAACCGGGGGGAAGTTAAGGAATAGAGGGGTTTTCGGCACGCGGGATGTATATATCGCCGAGCCATCCGGCCCCGGCACCGTCTCCGTATCTACGCTATGGGATCCTTCTAGCACGACGGCCACATGGTCTGCTACTGGATGCGCAAGCCAGGGTCTTACGCTACAGGAATACATTTCGACACCAACGGGGTTTTATTGGAAATTCAAGTTCAACAGACAGGTTGACTCTGGCGTTGCTACTCTCCCGACACCTGCCATAACCGTTACATTTCCATCGCCTATAGGCGCAAAGACAGTGGCCAATATCGGTGCAAAAGTGGCGATGATAGACAGCGGGACAACATGGGCCAATTTCGAGCTTACTGAATTGAGCGGCGACGGATCCTATACATATACAGGCACCGGCCCATACAATATAACATGGGAATCCTTCTACGTAGAAGTCAACGTCAACATGAACTATATATTCCCTTCGACTGATGTTTTTTATTATTTGATGACGTTCGTTGACGATATAAATGTTGAAGGTCCTCCTAGCGACATTTCCCAAATGGTGAACAGGTTGCCCAATCAGAAGGTCGCACTATCATCCATTCCGGTTTCCAGCGACCCCAATGTTACGAAGAAGCGAATATACCGATCATCTACCGGCAGTTCCGAAACTGCGGGATTCTATTTTCTGGTGGAGTTGGACAATGCCACTACATCATATACGGATTGGCGAAGGGCAACGGAATTGTCGGAAGGGTTTTCGCAACGCGAGAATCCCCCTGATAATCTCCTTGGCCTCGTGGCGATGCCAAATGGTTTTTTCGCAGCGTTCAAGGATATGGAGGTCTGGTTCAGCGAACAATACCTCCCGGCTTCTTGGCCATCTCAATACATGATGACAGTGGGCAGCCCAATCGTGGGGCTGGCGGTCTTGGGGAACGATCTGTATGTGCTTACTGAAGAAGCCCCCTATGTAATAAGCGGCAACTCCCCCGGGCTCATGTCGCAAGCGAAGCTGCATCTTTTCCAATCATGCGTCAGCAAACGCTCCATTGCAAGAGTTGAAAACATGGTTTGCTACGCATCTCCAGATGGGCTTGTCGGTCTATCTGGCGGAACGGGGCGTGTGCTGACGGATAATTACTATGCAAAAGACACATGGGCCGCACTAAACCCCGAAAACATCATAGGAGCAGTATTCGATCTTAAATATATTGCTTTTTTGGCGTCTGGCTCCGGATCGGTGGTTTTTGATTTTGATTCCGACGGCAAGCACGATCTCACTACATGCGACACTACTTGCGCCGGCGCATATTACGATGCCGCAAACGATTTGCTATACATGATAATCTCGAATGAAATCAGAATATGGGATTCCCCCTCCGGCACGAATATGGTTGCCACATGGAGATCCAAGGAGTTTCAATATCCCCGCCCACTGGCATTCAACTCTGCCAGGATGATAACGGACGCATTTTCGGCTAACACCCAAATGCGTCTGTATGCAGAAAATGCAAGCGTCTTCACGCGGGCGATAGCATCTGGGATATCTTTCCGAATAACACGGTTGCGCCCAGAACGTGTCTGGAGCTATCAAATTTGGAACGACAGCGAGATAGACGAGTTCGCCGTGGCGACAGCGATGGAGGGCTTGCTGAAATGAGCCGAATATTCACGGGCGCCATAAAGGACAAAGAGATACGCAGGGTCATAGATTCGATAGACAGGAATGTGTCCTCTCCGGGGGCCATAGTCGCATCGTGCGGCATAGCGGACAAGGAGACGAGACGGGTCATAGACGGGATGATTATGGCGCTAAAGCGGGGAGCCCCGTCGGAAATGGTTTCTACTATTGGCGTAAAAGATTTTGAAACGAGGCGGGTGCTGGACGGGCTTGCAAATTCGATTAGGAATGATATATAAATCAAAAAGGTGGATATTATGGCTTTGACAAATCCTAGTGGGTGGACGCAAGTTGCCTCCATGACCGGAAGAAGCGGAAGCCTTATGGGCGGGCAGGACAAGTTGCTTGGTGGAATATGGACACGCCCCGGAGGCGCCCAATACGATATTGGCGGCGGGGGGGCGTATGGAGCAGGAGAGGGGTCTAGCAATGGGGGGCCATCCTTGGGGAGATTGCGCGGAATTGCCATGCTCAACAAGCAGGACTACATGGATCAGGCGGCTACTGGAGTTCAGCAGCAGGCAGACTTGCAGACGGCAGCGGCCAATCGCCGGCTAGCGGAAATGGGAGTCCAGCCTACATCCGGGAAGTATGTCGGTATCAAACGCCAGATGGCGATAGACATTGCCGCCTCGAAGGCAGCCGCTATGACCAAGGCGGGACGTTATGTTGACGAAGAAAATTTCAACCGTCTAGCAAGATTGGCGGATATGGAGAGGGCGCAAAAGGCGCAGGATTTCAGCCAATATCTTTCTATCGAAAATATCAATCGGCAGAAACAGGCCCAATCCCAGAGCCAGATGATGGCGCAGCAACAATTCCAAGCGGCAAAATCCTCCGAAAGGAAACAGGCAAGAACTCTCAAAAACATTTTGAAGAATCCATCTAAATACTCATGGCTCACGGGTGGAGGATCCGCTTCATCTGCGGCGAAGCCGCAAAGGACTGGTGTTATTGGGGCGCTATCGCCGGCGTCAGCCTCCACGACCAAGGCACCCACGGCTACGGCATGGCGTCCCCCTCAAGAAACATGGACTACGATAGGGGGCTCCAGCAATCAAGTCTTGACACAAATGCCGACATTCGGCGCAGGCATAAGAGGCTAAAAGCATAAAGGTGTAATCATGGCTTTGACAAGAGAGGGCGGAGAGATGGCGGGGTTGCTACAGGGGATGCAGATATTGCAAGAGAGGCAATCTCGGGAAGATCTAGCAAGGCGACAACAGGAACAGGCCGAAAGGCTACAGCGTCAAGAAGAACGCTCGGAACTTAATTATGAGCAACAGCAGGCTCGTATTGCGAAGCTAGACAAGATGGCGCAGGAAGAGGCCGCAGAGGGAAAACTTGACCGGCAGCGCAGGCGGGAAATGGAGGATTGGGAAACAAATATAAAGAAAGAGGAATACCAAGAGAATAAACGCCTATATGACAAATATTTGAAGCCCCTCAAAGATAGACAGTTGCAAGGATTGGAGGAAGAGCAGCTGGAATTGGAAGAACACAAGAAGAAACAAGACGAATACTATGCCGGGCTCGACAAAGAGGGGATATCGCAGGTGGTTGTAGATATGGCGTCCGGGAAGAATAAAGGCGAAATTCTGAAAACCTTTTCTGCCACAGGAGAGAATGCGGCG